GGGGCAATCTACCTATCAGTGACCGATACTGACCCGGCTACCCTCTTCGGCGGCACTTGGGAGCGAATCTCGCAAGGTCGATTCCTCATTGGTTCTGGAGCCAACGCAGCGAATACGACCGACTACTGGGGCGAGTACCCCGCCGGTAAAGAGAATTTCCCTGCCGGTGAGATGGGCGGCGAAGTTGAGCATACTCTCACAGTGGACGAGATTCCGGCGCACACTCACTCCGAGAGACTTGAGTGGAGCAACACCAAAGCGTGGGGACTTACCGGAACCGGGGAAGGCGCGAATGCTGTCGTTGACCAAGGCGGCGTGACGGGGGCTACTGGCGGCGGCAAGCCGCACAACAACCTTCCTCCATATCTGGCCGTGTTCATGTGGAAGCGGGTAAGCTAAGCACAAAAAAGGCGGGTAGCACTACGCTATCCGCCTATGTTTGTCTATATTCTCTGTCTGTTTATCATCGCGTTCCCTATAAATCTGGCACAAGATGATAAACATTTAGATTCTGAGAGTTACGCGCAGGCGTGGGTTCAATCCCGTGCCGCGCTCGGTCTTTTCATATTCTATTCGTTCCGCCATGCCTTTCAGCAGGCGGTTGCGGTCTTCACTGTCGAGTGTCCAGTATTCGTCCAATGCCTTTGATAGTACCGGGATTCGTTTCAGGTCGTGTTCCGGTTCGGAGTCCTGGAGGGTTTCGAGCCGTGCGAGTAGTTCCGCCTTTTCCGCGTTGACCTTTTGCACCCTTTGCAGGTATGTGGTTCTATCGTATATGCCTGTTTCGTAGGCTTCGCAGGCGCGTTCGAGCATTTTCTGCCGTTTGTCTATCTCTGCCTCTAGGACTTGCAGTTCGTTGGTGTTGTCATTCGCTTTTGTTTCGTATCCCGCCCACACGTAGGTCAGGCGTTCCAATTCAGCTTGTATGGCGTCCACCGTCAGCCGTTCCACTATGTCGAGTTTCGTGCTTTTGGTCGTGCAGCCGAACGTCTTGCATATGAGGTATTCCGCTTGTGCGCCGTTGGTGCGTTGCATGGTCTTGCCGCATTGAGTGCATACGACCAATGAGGCCAACGGGTTGCGGTTGGTATGTGCGTGGCGTGTGCGCGTTTCCATGGTGCGCAGGCGTGCGGCGCATTGGTCGAAAGTGTCTGCGCTGACTATCGGCTCGTGTCTGCCTTGCACGTATTCCATGTCGCTGTTCCGTATGTAGGTTTCTTTTATTTCCCCGTCGATTATCCGGCGGTTTTTTATTTTTCGTTTGGTTTGCAGTTCTCCGAGGTATGTGCGGTTTCGCAGTATTTCGCCGATTCGCGTGCGGGTGAAGTCGTTGCCTGTTCGTTGTTTGACGCCGGACGCTTGGAGTTCGCGCAGTATGTCATTTATCTTTGCGCCTTGCGCGTATCGGTCGAATATGAGGCGCACGACTTGCGCCTCGCTAGGGTCAGGGCATAACGTCCACCCTTTTCCGTCCTTGCGTTTCCCGTAGCCGTATGGCGGTGTGCTGCCGATGAAATACCCGTCTTTTTGCGCTTGCAGTCGGCCGCGCAGTAGGCGGCGTTTAATCATCTTGTATTCGCGTCTCGACATGAACAACCCGAATTCGAAGAATTCCTCGTCGAATTCATCGTCGCCCGCAAGGTCGTAAACCTTGTTCAGGGTGATTATTTTCGTGCCGCTGAATTGGAATGTTCGGAGTATGCGTGCTTGGTCCTCCCCGTTTCCACGGCTGAGGCGTTCGAGTTCGACGCATAGGACGCCGGTATACAGTCCCATCTCCACGGCCTTCAGCAGGCGTTGCATTTGAGGGCGCGCGTCTATGCTCTCTCCCGATACGATTTCTCTGTATATGTGTCTTTCGTCTATGTGTATTCCCATGTTCGCGGCCATGTCGCGGAGCATGGTTTCGTGTTTGCTTAGTTCCGTGCATTTCGCCTCTTTAATATATCATGTGCGATTTGCAATGTAAACACAATCGTGCGCAAAACTGATAGAAATTTTTGCAAATCTGACTAAATTGTGTTGCAATTTGAAATTTATGGATGTATAGTGGAGCCATACGAGATGCACACGAATGTGCGCATCGTGAACACATATGAGGAGGCGCAATGTATGTATCGCAATCTGAAAGCGGAGATAGCTCGCGCAGGCATGACCACTTGCGAGTGTGCGGAAGCCGCAGGAGTAAGCCTTGGGACTTTCTACAGGCTGCTAAATGGCTCCAGCGAGTGGAGGCTTGACGAAATGCTCAAGCTGTCACAGGCAATCGCCATGAAAAACGGCCACGCCGGCTTGGACTATCTCTTCGGGGGTGATTCAGACGGAACGACATAAACCATCAAGGGAGCATCTGGTGGCACTCTATGACCTGATAAATGAGCTACTGCCTGATGCGCCAGTCTACTACACTGACGAAGAATTGAAAGAACTGACCAATAAGGAGGGAATCGAACTGTTATGAGCATGAGCATTTACGAAATCGACGGTGCAATCCTATCGCTGGTCGATATGGAGACGGGCGAAATCGAGGACGAGAAGCGCTTCGACGAGTTGCAGATGGAGCGCACGAAGAAGATTGAGAACATCGGTCTTCTGCTGAAGAATACAGTTGCAGAAGCCAAGGCGATTAAGGAAGAAGAGCAAGCGCTCGCGGCTAGGCGTAAAACAGCAGAGAACAAAGTAGAACGTCTGAAGAATTTGCTTGCGTATGCGTTGCGTGGGGAAAAATTCTCCACGCCGAAGCTCAAGGTATCTTACCGCAAGTCTCGCGTTGTCAATATCGACCCGCAATTTATCGAATGGGCTGAAAGCAATGCCGGTGACCTTTTGACCTATTCGGAGCCAAAAGTCAATAAGACTGCGGTGCGCGACGCGATTGATAGTGGTCGTGACATTAAGTTTGCCGCTATCGAGGAAAGGCAAAACATGCAAGTCAAGTAGGTGATGAAAATGGAAGAATGGCGAGATATTAAAGGCTACGAAGGTCTTTATCAAGTCAGCAATATGGGCAATGTGCGAAGTGTCGCACATTCCACGGTCTATAGAGACGGTAGGGTGGGGCGCTATGAAGGCAAGATGCTGGTACCTCACGATGGAAGTAATGGCTATAAATGTGTAAATCTGAGCAAGAACGGTATCACAAATCTTGCCAATATCCATCGCCTTGTAGCTGAAACATTTTTGCGTAAAGATGACGAAAGGAACGTCGTAAACCATAAGGACGGCAACAAGCATAACAACACTGTCGGGAACCTAGAATGGGTGACTTACAGCGAGAATAGCAAACATGCAGCCAGAACAGGTCTTTTGAATATGGAGCCTTTCGTTGTCGCTGGCTCAGCAGCGAGGAAGAAGAAGATAGCGCAAATCGATGCAAGCGGTAAAACGATGAAAGTTTTCGATAGTGCAGCTGAAGCCGCGAGACAACTGGGACTAAGCAAAGGCAATATCTCCAGTTGCGCTAATGGCGTTAGGAAAACGTCTGGCGGATATCGCTGGCAGTTTGTACAAGGAGTAGAAACATGCGCGAGCTGAGGGCAGACGAGATAGAGGTGCGCGTCGCTCAGTGCGGCAAAAGGGGCGTGTCGCTACTGCTTTACAAGGATTCGCGTTGCGACATGAGAATCCTTGACGAGACGTTCGGCCCCATGGGATGGAGAAACAGCTACCAGAGCATCAACGGCGAGCTGTTTTGCACAATCGAAATCTGGGACGCTGAAAAATCCCAGTGGATTGCGAAGCAGTCTAACGGCACGCCTTCAAACATGGAGGCCGAGAAGGGCCGCGCGAGCGACGCATTCAAGCGGGCTGGCTTCATGCTCGGCATCGGCCGCGAGCTTTACACGGCACCTTTCATATGGGTGCCTTACGAGAAGTGCAACGTCAAGCCGGGCAAGAACGGTCGTATGCAATGCTACGACAATTTCCGCTGCGAGAAGGTCAGAATCGAGAGCGGCCAGATAACGGGGCTTAGCATCTACAACGACACGAAGGGTTGCAGGGCTTTCGCCTTCGCAACCGGCAAATAGAGAGGAACGATGAAAATGGAGAACACGGTTCAAATCACGAACACTGAATACGAAAACCTGCTGAAGGCGAAATTCGACATGGAAATGGTCAAGGACGTTCTGCTCACCAGGGCGGGCACTGATTGGTCAGGGAAATATCTCACGTGGAACGATGCGACCACCAGCGCCGTTTTCCGCCACATCATGGGGGACGCATACGACGAGAAGCTCGAAGAGCTGAACAACAAGGGGGGCGCCGAATAATGAGCATCAACAACGTCTCAATCGTTGGAAATTTGACACGCGACCCTGAGCTTCGCAGCACGGCAAGCGGCACGCCTGTGCTGAGCTTCGGCATCGCTGTGAATGACAGCCGCAAGAACGCTTCGGGGCAGTGGGAGGACGTGCCCAACTTCTTCGAGTGCTCGACGTTCGGGAACCGAGCCACGGCGCTGAGCGACATCCTCACAAAGGGCATGAAGGTCGCAATCACTGGAAAGCTCCACTATTCGAGCTGGGAGAAGGACGGCAAGAAGCATTCAAAGGTCGATATCATCGCACGGGAAATTGAGCTGATGCAGAAACGCAAGCCGCAGCAGGACTACCAGCCGCCACAGCAGGCGCAGCCCGAGCCGCAGTGGAACGCCCGGCAGGCCTACGCCGAGGCCCCGCAGCCCGAGTTCTACGACGCAGCTGATTTGCCTTTTTAAAGACTGAAACGGGGCGGGGTGCTCTGAAGCATCCCGCCTCTATCTGGAAAGGGGGCGGGACGGAATGATTGGCGGCATGATTGGAACAGCCGAGGAAATCATTCATTGGCTGTTCTCGCAGCCGAAGGGCGAGCAGCTTTACGAAATCAAGGAGCACAAGCGCAAGCGCACGCTGACACAGAACGCCTACTATTGGTCGATGGTCAACCAGCTCGGCAGGGTCTTGAGGGTACCGACTTCAGAGCTTCATTTCCGCATGCTGAGGGAGCACGCGCCTTTCGAGGTCGTGAGCGTGCGTTCCGACATCGACGTGTCCGGCTACTTTCGCTATTACGAGGAAATCGGAACGGGATTCGCTGGCGGGCGCGAGTTCACCCATTACCGCGTCTACAAGGGTTCCTCGCACATGGATTCGGCGGAGTTCTCGCGCCTTATCGACGGGGCGCGGGAGGAATGCGAGGCGCAGGGCATCCCGGTTCTCACCCGCGAGGAAATCGCACGGCTGAGGTACGTGGAGGGCGAGGGATGAAGGAGCACAGCATTCTCGGGTGCGGCGAATGGTACGACGAGCGTCACGGGGTCTTGATTCGCTGGTACGACGAGCGTGAGCCGTGGCTCGTGCGGCACGAGGTCTTCCACGGCCCGAACCGCAAGAAGTCAATCGAGCTTGGTCTGTATGTCTTCCTGCCGCCCGAAGCCCACAACATGAGCGACTATGCGGTGCACTTCAACAGACCGTTCGAGAAGTACCTGCAAGAGGTCTCGCAGCAGAGGGCGATGGAGCACTATGGCTGGTCGCTCGATGATTTTATAAGGACATTCGGGCGTAATTACGTGGCCTAGGGCTACAATAGGCAAAGAAATCGGCGGGTAGCCGTCCAGATGCTACCCGCCATAAAGAGCATACAAGGAGTGAGCCATGTATACCGTATACAAACATACCACGCCAAGCGGAAAAGTCTATATCGGGACTACAAGCAAGAAGCCCGAATACAGGTGGAATAACGGCAAGGGCTATATGAGCAACAAACGCTTCTGCGATGCGATTCTGAAATACGGCTGGGAAAACATCGAGCACGAGGTCATCAGCACTGGGCTTGACAAGGGACAAGCGTACGCAATGGAGGTCGAGCTCATCGCCAAGTACGACGCCACGAACCCAGCCAAGGGGTACAACATCAGCATCGGCGGAGAATGCGGAGCGTTAGGAATACACCATAGCCAAGCGACGCGGCAAAAGATAAGCGAAGCCAAAAAGGGGCATGCGCTCGGCCCTGAGACTCGGCGAAAGATAAGCGAAGCGCTCAAGGGTGCCAACAGCCCGAACTACGGCAAGCATCTTAGCCCTGAGACTCGGCGAAAGATAAGCGAAGCGCTCAAGGGTGCCAACAGCCCGAACTACGGCAAGCATCTTAGCCCTGAGACTCGGCAAAAGATAAGCGAGGCGCATAAAGGCAAAAAAGTTAGCGAGCACGTGATTCTTGCTATGACAGAAGCTACGAGTAAAAAGGTACTGTGCGTCGAAACTGGCGAAGTCTACAAGTCAATCTCCGAAGCTGGCAGGCAGCTTGGTATTTCATCCAAAGCTATTTCCAACGTGTGCCGTGGGAAGGCAAAAACATCTGGTGGATACCATTGGGAATATGCTGAAGAGCCGAGGTGATTATGATGAACAAGTACAACGCTAAAAAGACTACGATAGATGGCATGGTCTTTGATTCAAGGCGAGAAGCCAAGCGTTACGTTGAATTGCGCGAAATGGAGAGCAACGGCGAGATATCAGACCTCAAAAGACAAGTCAGGGAAGAGCTGATACCGCCGTTTGACTGTCAAGGCAAGCATTTTCGCGGAATATATTATGTGGTCGATTTCGTGTACACGGATTCTGACGGCAATGTTATCTGGGAAGATGTGAAGGGAATGAAAACCCAGGTATACCTGATGAAGCGGAAGCTAGTAGCTTACCGATACGGGAAAATTATCAAAGAGACATGAAGGCATCGAGGAATCTTGATGCTATAATTTAAGAACGCGAGGGTAGCAGCCTTGCATGACATAGTTTTCAAGCCTTGACGGCATGAAAAATAGAAAGCCCCATCACAGCTGCTACCTGTGACGGGGCTTTCGTATATAGGAGTGAAAAAAGTGGAGTACCCACCGAGGAAGCCAAACGACTACAGAAGAAAATTCAAAGAGCATTACGGTCTTGAGTTTGGCAAAAATTATGTAATCCACCACATAGACGGTAACCATGACAATAACAGCATCGACAACCTCATGGTCATACCGCGCGGCCTTCATTCGGGATACCACTCATTAAAGGCTTGCGTTCTGAGCTTCGAAGATTCTGACTACGAGATAAAGTCATTGGGCCAGGCAAGATGGCATCAGAAGGTGGCAGAAAAGTTTTGGAGCTTCTACAGCGAGTGCTGCAAGTGGTACGAGTTCAAGCTATTTCTAGACTGGATGCCGCACCAATCATTCAAGGGCATAGACCTTAGCTGAATCGAATGGAGTGAGTAGAAATGGCGTTTCTTCGCAAGGAGCACAAGGAAAACTACACGTGCATCAGCAACGACGTTTTCAGGAGCGACCTATCGCTCAAGGCTCGCGGGATGCTATGCACGATGCTTTCACTTCCCGATGATTGGGAATTCAGCGAGAACGGGTTGCAGGCGATTCTTGCAGACGGCCAGACTTCGATTCGGTCTGCAATCAAGGAGCTTGAGAAGGCTGGGTTCCTATCGCGCACAAGGGAGCGCGACGAGAGCGGGAGAATGGGGCGGTGCGTATGGATTGTCTGCGATTATCCACGCTTTGAAAACCAAAACTTGGTAAATTCCAACTTGGGGAATGAACCCCAATTAAGTACTAAACAACAAAGTACGAATAAACCAACTACTAAAGAATCAAAGAGGGAGACGCGCCACAAGTACGGAGAGTACGAGAACGTCCTTCTCAGTGACTCCGACATGGAGAAGCTAAAAGCCGAGTTCCCCACTGACTGGGAAGAGAAAATCGAGAACCTAAGCAGCTACATGGAGTCGCATGGGAAGACCTACAAGAACCATCTGGCGACGATTCGGAACTGGGCGCTGAAGGACGGGCAGAGGCATTCCCAGCAGCCGAGAAGGGCACAGGAGAACGGCTTCGACAAGAAGATAGACGCCGGCTACTACTACCAGAGCACCGGAGATGAAGAGGTCGACAAGGTTCTCGGACTTGGAAAATACGCGCCGAAGAACAAGTAAGGAGGAAAACGGATATGGATACAAGCGGAATCATCGAGGGGCTTGCCAAGGCGGCAACCAAGAACCACAAACCGCAGGATGGCGACTACATCAAGGACGGCCTGCTCTACTGCGGGAAGTGCCACACGCCCAAGCAGTGCGAGATTGAGTGCGGCGGCAGGGGACTCAAGCCGTATTGCATGTGCAGGTGCGAGGTCGAGCGGGAGGAAAGGCTCAAGGAAGAGGACAGGGTACGCGAGAGGATGCAGCGCGTTGACAGGATGCGCCGCACAGGCTTCCCCGACTCAGAGATGCGTTACTGGACGTTCGCCAACGACGACGGCAAGGATGCCAAGACGATGGCTGCGATGAAGCGCTACGTCGAGAAGTTCCCGCAGATGCTGGAGAACGGCACGGGCCTCATGCTCTACGGAAACGTCGGCAGCGGGAAGAGCTTCGCGGCCGCGTGCATAGCGAACGCACTCATTGAGAGCGGCACGCCGTGTCTCATGACCAACTTCCAGCGCATAGTCAACAAGCTGCAAAACGGTTTCGCCGGAAAGCAGGAGTACATCGACAGCCTTCAGAAATTCGATTTGCTGATTATTGATGATTTTGCTACCGAGCGCAGAACCGAGTACATGACGGAGCAGGTTACGGCAGTCATCGACGCCCGCTATCGCTCGAAGCTGCCACTGATAGTCACGACCAACATCAACCCCCGCGACCTCATGGGTGCCGATGGGATAGGGGAGCAGCGAATCTACAGCCGAATCATGGACATGTGCGTCCCCGTGGCCTTCAATGGGCAAGACCGCCGACGTTCGGACTACGCCGCGAGGACGGCAGCCGCCAAGGGGCTTCTCGGGCTGTGACCGAGCGCGAGCTATCGCAGGCCGTGCATCTCAAGGCGGAGCTGGACGCACTCCGCAGGGTTGCAGCCGAAGAGAGCAGCGAGGACGTGCTGAGGGCGATTGACGCTCAGGCGCGGGCGGTCGAAGCCGCAAGGCTGGAGGTCATGGCCTTCATAGCGACGGTTCCAGACGCGAGGGCCAGGGCGATAGCGGTCATGAGGTTCCTCGAAGGGAAGAGCTGGGAGACGATAGCGAGACGGATGCACTACGAGAGAACAAGCCCAGCCAAGCAGCTCCGCAAGTTCCTCCGTGCTAAAATGTAGCCGCGCCCATAGCGGCGTCTCCTTTCTCTAGCGGCCCGCAAGTCCCGACCTTGCGGGCCGCACCCATATATGGGCAAAAAAGTTTCGGATTCGCGTTTGCAACTGCTCGTTATAGGTATATACAAAGTATCAGCAAGAGTGGAAAGCGAGAGAAATGAACCCCAAATGGCAAAGACAATCTTCGACACCGATTTCCACCCAGAGGACGAGGTTCTTCTCTACGAAGGCTCACGGTTCCATTGGAGTGGCTATGTCGGAGACATGACGGAATCCGACAGGGAGGAATACGACGTGAGCACGTGGTTCCTCCTAGACGAGATGCGCGAAGGGTACAAGGCGCTCTTCGTAAGGTAGAAGAAGGCCCCCAGAGAGGGGGGCTTTTTTATTTTGAAAAATTTCCGATACTCGCGTGCGCAACGTGGATATAGGTGTATACTCGCAATAGCAAGAGGGGAAGAGAGAGAAAGGAAACCCCAATGAAGGTTACGACGTTCAGCATCAACACCACGGACGGTAAGCGCTACGGACTCAAGAACGCAAAGACTGGATAAGTTCTCTACGGAGCCACCGCAAAGTACAAGACCGAGAGCGGAGCAGTCAACTACGCAAAGCGCCACGGATACGAGTTCTAACCGTAAGCCCTCGGAAACGGGGGCTTTTCCATGACAGGAATTGCCTCTTAAAAAATCACCGAGAAGGCTTCACTTTTCTTAAATATCAGTATGTACTTAGATACATCAGGAAGGGAAATGGCAAACGGCACATACCATCGAGATACAGGCCGTCACTGCGAATCCCGGAGAGAAAGAGAAAGGAACGTTATGGAGAAAGTGGACGGGCGCGAACGCTACTCGCTGTGCGGCGGCGCGGTCAAGGCTGAGGACGTGATAGCCGACGTCATGGGGCGCGTCGAATCCGCAGAGGGGTTCAGAATGGCGCAGGCATGGGACGTCGGGAACGCGCTCAAATACCTTTTGAGGGCTGGCAGGAAGGACGCTCTAGACATAGAGCTTGGAAAGGCCGAGAACTACCTGCATCACGCGCTCACGGGCGAATGGCTCGGGTGCCGAATGAGGGGGGGCGAGTAGCCCCGACACCGGGCCACATTCCCGGGGCGGCACCGGTTCCGTCGGTCTCCGATAGACCATCAGGCGGGCGTTCCAGCCGGTGTCGTGCCGGGGGCGTGGCCCCTACACACGCCCCGCCTTCCCGTGGGAGGCACATACGAGAGAACGGAGAAGAACACATGAAGGACATGGCATCGACTGGGGACGCAAAGGCACCGTCGAGGTGCGTGATACGACACACGCGCCTCCCGTGGAGGGCCGCGTGCGCATCGGTCGGGTTCATCGGACTCTGCTGGGTTATCGAGTACGTGTTGATACCGGCTGTGTTGTGGGCGGTACTCGCTCTGTTCGGGGAGGTTCCGGCATGACGGCCCGCATCGAGTTCTCGGTCGGTCTCGTGGCTGGCCTGAGAGCAGAGAGGGAAGTCACGGCGGCATGCGAGAAGGCGATGGGCGCGGCAGATATCAAGGCCCCGGCCTTCGGTCCGCACGAGCCGGTGATAGCCGCCATCGACGTCTACAGGCCGCTGCCGGACAGCAGACAGAGGTGCGTGCGCTCGGAGCCGGACACCTTCAAGCCCGACGCCGTAAGCGAGGCCAAGCTGGTCATTGACGCGCTGACCGGGGTTGCGTGGGCCGACGATGCGCAGGTTGTAGACCTGCACGTGAGGAAGCACCCGAGGGTGCGCGGGCAGGCCGAGCGCATGGACATAACGGTAGCGCCGGGATGGCGCGGTAACGAAACGGAGGACTAACGGATTCGAGTGGTTCGAGTTCTCGCACCATGGAGTCATGGGCGACGGCAATGTCCGCGTCGGGTGCTACAAGCAGGGTTGGCCGGAGGTCTACGAGTGGGAGGACGGCAAGGACAAGCCGACCATATACACGTTCGATGACCTTTCCCGCAAGTTCTTGTTTGACGATTACGAGGAGTACGGCGACACGAGGTACGCCGCCGACGAGTATGACGAGGAGTTTGACTTGCTGGGATGGCACTTCCACTTCTGGGGCGACAATATCGGCGGTACTCCGAGGTACGGTGCGACCATGAGCCGCGACGGAGGGACCTGGGAGTGCGACTACGACTGTATGTTTGGAGCTGGTTTTGATGACATTCACTAGCGAAGAGCGCTGCGAGGTGGCGCAAGAGCTGAGAAAGCAAGCTGCGTATTGCGACGGCTCATTATCCGAATGGTGGCAGCGGTTGCAAGATACCGTGACGGGTGAGGTTGATTTCGCAGACCCGGAAGCGACCTTCAATGCTATTGCAGACCTTATCGACATTACCGATGAAGAGCGATGCGAGGTGGACGAGTGATGCAGGACTACCAAACGCTGGCCCTGAGCTACGCCGAAGAGCTATCCGACCTAAAGCGTCGGTACGCGAGCCTAGAGCGCCACTGCCGGGGGCTTGAATCGAAGCTATCCAAGACGCGCGACCGCATGAAGATGTACCGCGAGCGCTGTCGGGCGTGGGAGAGGGCGCTGGCCAACGTGGACAGTCTTCATTGGTGCTTTATGCGTGATGAAAAACCAGCGTCATCGGATATGGCATATGGCGTAGCGGTATGCGCCGCGCTCATCCGCAAAGATGTAGGGCCGACCTATCCGAGCGCCAATTGCGAAGAGCTACGCCCCAGGGTTCTAAATCGTGCCCCCGCTCCAGAAACGGACAAACCTGAATAGCCGATTCTGAGCGCGTACAAGGCGTGGTTTTGGCTTGACCATATACGGACTAGGGTGGGGCGGTTATCGCGCCGATATCGCGTCCTGAGCAAGCGAGAACGGCAAATCTAGCGAACGAAGAAAGGAAGTCAGATGAATATCGAGCTACCCAAAGACGCCGAGGGCCGCGAGATTCCGCTGGACACCAAGACCCTGTATGAAGATAACGGCGCTTTGCGTAAGGTAATTAAGTTTATCGTCTACCCATACGAAAAACGTCGGATGGAAAGTTTGCCTTAAAAACGGTTTTGACGATGAGATGCATGACCCGAACTCCCTGCACCTCACCCCGCCCGAAAGCTGGGAGAGGTTGGAAGAGGACTTACGTAGAGCGTCAGAACGCAATTTTGTTACTTCATACTGTCGATATTTCAACACCACTAACAGATGCGTCAATTGTTCGATTCACAACGACGATGGCTGTCGCATACATAAAGACGAGTGTGCGTTCGGGGACATTCTCGACCGTATCCGCAAACTGAGGGGTGAGAGCGAATGACGACCATGAAGCCGTGCCCGAAGTGCCATTCGACTGAGCACCTGCACATCGGGATAAACGAGGACTACCTGAACCGTACCCTGTCAGCGATAGTCGTCTGCAAGGAGTGCAACATCTACGCGCAACGCGACTATGTACTCACCGGGCCGTTCGCCAGACAGTGTCGCCCGAGCGACCTGCAGCTGACTCTAGATGCCATACGGCAATGGAACGAGACATGCGATGACTGGGAAGGGGTGTTCGACCATGAATAAACTGAAGACGTGCCCGTTCTGCGGCGGAGATGCCGAGTTCGCGAACGGCGTATTTTGGGGCTGCGAGCTGTTCAAGGTCAGGTGCGGTAACAAAGACAAGTGCTTGATTCTACCAGAGACAGACGCCTACTTCATAAAGCAACAGGCCGCAGAGGCATGGAATAGGAGGGCGAAATGGTAGCTCCGGCATCGACAAAATACAAGGTGAGCAAGAAGGTTATCAAGCGCTACTTGGCAGACCATGACCTCACGCAGAAGCAGCTGGCGCAGATGCCGGGCACTAAGGAGAAGCGCGAGGCCGTCGAGTTCCTACGCACCCACAGGTGCGCCGACGAGGGCTGCGCGTACAAGACCGTAGGCGACTGCTACGGGTGCATCAAGGCGAGCAGGGCGCTGTTCGGGAACGATGACGCGCTCTGCAACCTAGACAGCTCGGGGCCGGGCATGTGGCAGAAACTGGCAGACCTAATCGAAGGGAAGAACTGATGAATTAGGACGCAATCAAGGAAATCGCGAAGAAGTTGGGCGTGGGGGCGAACTATCTCGCCGAGCACCTCGTGGACTTCGCGCCGCAGCGGGGCATGTTCAAGGCGATTCAGGACTTGGCGGGAGTCCTGCTGATGGGTTTCATCCTCGCGCTCATCGTTTTCGTCATGCGCAAGGCCTTGAAGACGGAAGGCGACGAGGCATGGGGCTACGACAAGCCCTTCGTCGTGGTCGTACTCACTGCATTCGGATTGGTTGCGCTCGTAATCTTCGGGCGCTTCGCCACTGACGCCGTTACGCATCCGGCCGTTCCGCAAGTGGCGATGATTAACGACATGCTGGAGATGGTGCAGCAATGATGAGGGACACCGACATGCTGGCAGACTTAATCGACAACCGGAGGTGATGCGCATGGCAACTGAAGCTCAAATCAAGGCCCAGAAGAAATACAACTCGGAGAATACGCGTCAGGTTCACCTTAAGCTGAACCGCCGCACCGACGAGGACGTGCTGGAAAAGCTCGACAGCGTGCCAAGCAAGCAGGGCTACATCAAGCAGCTGATACGCGCCGATTTGAAAAAATAGGAACTAACGGGAATCCGAGAGGGTTCCCGTTTTTTATTTTGAAAAACTTCCGATTCTCGCTTCCTTCATCGTTCCCGCAATTCCCGCTCCACGTGCCGTATAATAAAGGGAGTGTAAAAAACAAATCGGAAGAGCTGAAGTGGATATATGCAGGAATTCTGGGCGAAGTTGCTATGGGTGTGCATCCCGTCTGCGTTGGCAGCGACCGCAACGCTCGTGTCGAATCCGGGTCTAGATTCGCAGTTCGCAATCTACTCGGCGGCGGCAGTCGTCGCCCTTCTGGGCATAACGCTGGCGAACAGGCGCGTCGAGAAGGAGAAGGCCGAAGAGGAAAACGAGCTGTTCAAATCGGCCTTGCGGGCGCTGCTGAGAAGCGAGCTCATGCGGACGCATCATCATGCCGTGCGGGACGGCCACGCCTCGACGGTCGACAAGGAAGTAATGGAGCGCACCTATCAAAGCTACCACAGGCTAGGCGGCAACGGCATGAACCTCCACGACGAGATGATGGCGTTGCCGACAAAGGACGATTAGGAAGGTGGAAAGAATGAAAGAGTACATCATAAACGACAAACTGTACCACGGGCTCAAGTGGGCCGGGCTTATCGCATGCCCGGCAGTCGCTACTTTCGTGGGCGCGGTGTTCCCGGCGTGGGGCATCCCGAACGCCGATGCAGTCGTGCTCACGCTCAACGCGACCGGGGTTCTCATCGGTGCGTTGATTGGAGTAAGCGCGGCAACGTCGAAGCAGGTATCTGAAAGGAGCGAGTAGAAATGGCAATGCAGGGAATCGACATCAGCGGCTGGCAGGCGGGAATCGACCTCTCGAAGGTCCCATGCGATTTCGTAATCGTAAAGGCGACGCAGGGCGTGAATTTCGTCTCGGAAGCCTGCGACTCGCAGGTTCAGCAGGCAATCAGCCTCGGCAAGCCGTTCGGCTTCTATCATTACGTGGGCGGCTCTGGAGCACAGGCAGAAGCCGACTTCTTCATCGACCATTGCGCGGGATACTTCGGCAAGGGCATCCCGTGCATCGACTGGGAGAGCGGCGAGAACACCGCATGGGGAAACACCGACTACCTCAAGCAGCTCGTTCAGCGCGTAATCGACCGCACGGGCGTGAAGCCGCTTATCTATGCATCGGCGAGCTCCTTCCCTTGGGACGTCGCGCAGGCTCTCGGCTGCGGCGCATGGGTCGCTCAGTACGCCGACAACAACGCCACAGGGTACCAGGACGCTCCGTGGAACGAGGGAGCCTACGACTGCGCCATTCGCCAGTACTCGTCTTGCGGACGCCTCGACGGATACTCTGGCAACCTCGACCTCGACAAGGCATACATGGATGCCGCCGCGTGGGCAAAGTACGTGGGCGCGTCGAGCGCCCAGCAGACCGGTTGGATTAAGCAGGATGGCCGCTGGTGGTACAGGCATGCAGACGGCTCGTATACCAAGAGCGGTTGGGAGAAGATTGACGGCAAATGGTACCTCTTCGATGCTGACGGCTGGATGCTGACCGGATGGCAGCAGGTCGGCGGCAAGTGGTACTACCTCACCGATTCCGGCGCGATGGCAACCGGATGGGTGAACGACGGCGGCAAGTGGTACTACATGGACCCTGGCACGGGAGCGATGCACGCGGCTGACGTCGAGAGCATCGGCGGAAAGTGGTATGCCTTCGGCGCGGACGGCGAGATGCAGTATGGCGTGGGTTCCGATGCAAGCGGCGCACTGAAGGTGTAGGCGGCAAGACAACTGAGCAAGACCACGAAGCGGGTCTCGTCTAGTCGGCGAGGCCCGCTCGGTGGTCGAAGGGAGGACGCACACGGGAGCATACAGGGCCTGCAGCAGGTGCGGGAAGATGCATGCATACGGTGAGCCTTGCCCGATGAAGAAGCCAGCCTACAGCTACGAGAGGACGGGAGCGGACAGGCTGCGCTTCACGTCACGGTGGAAGAGGAAGAGCCTTCAGGTCAGGGACGATGCGCACTGGATGTGTGAGGTATGCCGCGACCAAGGGAAGGTCACGACCGAAGGGTTGCAGGTCCACCACATAGACAAGCTGCGCGATGACCCAGACGGGCTGATTGAGGACGGCAACCTCGTGTGCCTATGCATGATGCATCACAGGATGGCTGACGATGGCGAGCTTACGAAGTATTACCTGCGCGGGCTTGCGGCCAAGAGGATTGAGGGCTACTAACGAGGGCTATCGTCCTTGGCGGGATGGCATAGGGGAACGCTGTGGATAACTTGGGGGGGACAATCCCCCCCTACCCTATGGGGAATTCGGGCGCGCTGCCGCGCTATCAACAAGCCCCAGTACAGAGATAAAATTTCTAATCCGCTGGGCTTTTTTGGAAAACAGCGGTTTTTGGGCTTAAAACTGCGATTATCATTCAATAAGGGCGATTATCGGGGATTCTTTCGAGCGTTTCCCCCATAGCGCCCTCGAACGTATCGAGAAGGGAGTTTTCAAGGCATGGAAAAGAAAACCGAGGTGGCGAAGAATATGGCAAAGAAGAGCCTTGACGAACAGGCGCAGGAAATCCTGAAGATAGCCGAGGAAGCTGGCGTTCAAACAAACTTCTTCTTCGTAACCACCTTCAAGCGCTATCAGGTGCAGCTGAGCAACCTCTCCGAGCTTGAGAAGGCAATCAAGGAAACGGGAACGCTAGTTACGAAGGAGTACGTGAAGGGCCGCGCGAACATCTACGTCAACCCAGCGGTCACGGAGTACAACAAGACCACCGACAGCGCCAACCGCACGGTGACCACGCTAATGAAAATCATCAAGGGATTCGCCAAGGAGGACGAGGAGCGCGACGCGGACTTCGACCCGCTGATGGCAATCATCAATGGTGAGGACAATGGCGGGGAATAAGGGCTACGAGTACTGCGAGCGTGCGATAGGCGCGGAAACCACCCCGAAGTATGTGAAAGGTGAAGTATAATACACGGTAGAAAGGAGCAAATCATGGAATCCTATACCGTGTATAAGCACACATCACCATCAGGCAAAGTGTATATAGGCATTACGAAGCTTGGCGTTGAAAGACGGTGGCAAGGTGGCAGGAACTATAAGAACAGTACGCATTTCAACAGCGCAATAGCCAAATACGGGTGGGACAACATAAAGCATGAGGTTCTATGCGACGGCCTTTCCCGCGAGGACGCAGAGAACAAGGAAATAGAGCTTATAAAAAGTACGACAGCACCAACCCTGAAAAAGGCTACAACATCGAGCGCGGCGGCAATACTCCGAAGATGTCAGAAGAGACGCGCGCAAAAATCAGTAAGGCTCTAACGGGACGCAAATGCCCGAACAGAAGAAAACACACAGAAGAGGAAAAGCGGGCGATAAGCGAAAAGCTGAAGGGTCGCCCATCGCCAATGAAAGGCAAGCATTGGAGCGTTGAGCAACGTGCCGCAGTGGGAACCTCCATCGTATGCGTAAACACAGGCGAAGAGTTTTACAGCATAAGAGAAGCGTCGCGCGTCACTGGGTGCGACAGGGCGGGTATAGCAAGGGTTCTCAAGGGGGAATATTCGCAGACAAGGGGGATGAAGTTTGAATATAAAAGACAACAAAGCTTATAAATTCTGTCAGGAAAGCTACGGAAAACAAACCTGCCCCAAGTACGTTAAAAAGCAGATGCGCCTATGGATGGACGTCTGCGATGGCAAGAGCGACAAGTACTTCGTCAGCGCCGAGAAGATTCACCAGATGGAGTCGATTCTCAAACTGCTCGTCATGCCCAAGGGCCTGAAGGCTGGGCAGACGCTTTACGAATGCACCACTGGATACCAATGGCTGCTGTACACGGCTGTTCTATGCACCGTCCACAGCGACAATCCCGAGAAGCGGCGCTACGAAATCGGACTGCTGGAAATCGCCCGCAAGAACTTCAAGACGTACACGGTAGCGACCATCTTCATTATCCTCATGCTGACCGAGCCGCAATTCGCGGAGTTCTTCTCGGTCGCACCAGACGGGGCGCTTTCAAGGCAGATTCGCGAAGCGATATCGCAGACGCTGCGCTCGTCCCCGCTTGCGTACGAGTACAAGGGAAACAAGCGTTTCAAGATTCTGCGCGATTGCATCACTTTCAAGCCGAAAAGCTCGACATACGTTCCTCTGAGTTATTCAACGTCTCGAATGGATGGCCGACTTCCCAGTGCCTTCTGTGCTGATGAGGTCGGCGCTCTCCCTACGAGCTACGCGGTCGAAGCAATGAAGTCTGGACAGCTCAACATCTTGAACAAGCTGGGATTCGTTATCAGCACCAAGTACCCGACCATCGACAATCCCTTCGAGGATGAGGTGGCATACGCCAAGAAGGTGCTGGATGGAATCGCCGAGGATGATACGCTGTTCGCGCTGCTCTACGAGCCAGACGATACGAAGGACTGGATGACGGATGATTTGGTCATGCGCCAGGCAAATCCCGTCAGCTTGGAAATCCCCGAAATCTGGGAAGACCTAAAGAAGAAACGCGCCTACGCAATAGCGGTCGAATCGGCACGCGAGAACTTCCTGACTAAGCACTGCAACATCATCTACCAAGGGCAGGGCGCCGAGACGTTCATCGACGTCGCGGACGTTCAGGCATGCAAGGTCGCAGACATCGACTGGCGCGGGCGCGTGGTGTATCTAGGCTTGGACTTGTCGGAGACGAACGACAACACGGCGGTTGCTATGGTGGCGGCAGATGATGACGGAAACATCCTCGCCGATGTTTTCGCGTTCGTTCCAGAAGGTCGCATTCCCGAGAAGAACGCCTACGAGAAAATCGACTACAACGAGTTTGTCAGGGCTGGGAAGTGTGTCGCCTGCGGTGACAGGGTAATCGACTACAAGGTAGTCGAGGACTTTATCCTCGGCATCGAGGAAAAGTACGGCGTGCAGGTGCAGGCAATCGGCTACGACCGATGGAATGCGCTCAGCACCGCGCAGAAGCTGGAGGGCGCGGGATACAACACCGTCGAAATCAGGCAGCATTCCAGCGTGCTCCATAGCCCGACAAAACTTCTGAAAGAAAAGGTGCTAAACGAAGAGTTTGAATATACGGATAACAAGCTGCTTGAAATAAATTTTCAAAACGCTCGATGCACATACGACACGAACCGCAACATGTACGTTACGAAAAAGAAGTCGAAGGGCAAAGTGGACATGTGTGTCGCTCTCATAAACGCTTTATACTTGTTGCAACAGGACGTTGTTTTCGGTCAGATGCCCGACTTCACCGTTCAAGTCATATAGCGCAAGGCAGAGACATGAGTTATACGGCATACATGCACATAACACCAAGCGGTAAAAGATATATCGGCATTACATGCAGGAAGCCAGAATACAGATGGAACAGCGGCAAGGGATATGAAGCCAATAAGCACTTTCACAACTCGATTAATAAATACGGTTGGGACAACATAAAGCACGTAATCGTATTGAGCGGAGTTTCGAAAGAACGCGCTTGTGAAGTCGAAAAGAACCTTATAAACAAGTTCGACACAACAAACAGCGAGAAGGGATACAACCACAGCACTGGCGGTGAATGCGGTGGCGCTGGAGTTGCTTTCACGAAAGAGCGCAGGCGCAAGATAGGTGAAGCCCATAAGGGCATGAAACATACCGCCGAAGCAAGAAAGAAAATGAGCGAAGCGCATACTGGCTTGCAGACATGGAACAAAGGTCGGCATTGGACGTCAGCCGAAAAAGAAGTAATGGCGGCAGCTCAAAGGACTCACAAGGAAATTAGATGCGTTGAGACGGGGGCGACATACCTGAGCACAAGGGACGCAGAGAGAAAAACGGGGATAAACCGCTCTTCGATATGCGGCTGCTTGCGCAAGAGGAAGAACTGCAAAACAGCAGGCGGTTACCACTGGGAATACGCGCAGAATTAACGAAGGGGTGATTCTATGGGATGGTTCAGCGATAGATGGGAGCGCAAGCGCTCCACCGAGAACGTCATCGGCAATGACGGCACGGTGAACGACGTGCTCTTGCGTGCATTGCTCGCAAACGAGCCAATCGACCGCGACAAGGCGATGATGCTTCCAGCGGTATCTGGCGCCGTTGACTTCATCACGAGCGCAGTGGCCTGTATGCCGGTGCGCCTGTACCGCACCAAGAAGGGTGTGGTCGAAGAGGTGGAAAACGACCCGCGAACGAAGATGCTCAACGGGGACACGGGTGACACGCTGGATGGGTTCCAGCTCAAGAAGGCGATGGTCGAGGACTACCTCATGGGCAAGGGCGGCTATTGCTACATCGAGCGCAGCCGCAACGACGTGACGGGCTTGTTTTACGTGAAGTGCGACGCGGTGAGCATCAACATCAACAGCGACCCGATTTACAAGTCCTACGACATCATCGTCGGTGACGGGACGTACAAGCCCTTCGAGTTCATCAAGATTCTCCGCAACACGAAGGACGGCGCAAGCGGCGTCGGCCTTACGGTCGAGGTCGCCAAGGCCCTTGAGACTGGATACCAGACGCTCATGTACCAGCTTGGGCTGGTGAAGGCTGGCGGAAACAAGCGAGGGTTCCTGAAAAGCCAACGCAAGCTGGGCCAAGAGGAAATCGACGCGCTCAAGAGCGCATGGTCGAAACTTTACGGCAACAGCGAAGAGAACGTCGTGGTGCTCAACAACGGCCTTGAGTTTCAGGAAGCTTCGAGCACATCAACCGAGATGCAGCTCAACGAGAACAAGCGGACGATGGCGGACGAAATCAACGGAATCTTCCACATCAAGGAAGACTTCGAGGAGACGTGGAAGTTCGCAATCTACCCCATCGTGCGGGCTTTCGAGACGGCGCTCAACCGCGACCTTCTCCTTGAGCGCGAGAAGCGAAATTACTTCTTCGCATTCGACAGCCGCGAAATCATCAAGGCGAGCTTCAAGGAGCGTTACGAGACGTACCAGCTCGCAAAAGAATGTGGCATAATGACAATCAACGAAATGCGCCGCAACGAGAACATGAACGAGGTTCAGGGGCTTGACATCATCGACCTCGGACTCGGCTCCGTTCTCTTCGACACCGCCACGGGAGAGACGTACACTCCGAACACGGACTCCACGAAGGCGGCTTGCATTTCGGATTCTGGCGGCGCAATTCAGGCACAAGGGGGTGAAGCAAATGCAGATTAACATCCGTGAGGACAGCGTTGAAATCGAGGGCTACGTCAACGCCGTCGAGCGAAACAGCAAGCCGCTGCTTTCGCGCATGGGCAAGTTCATCGAGCGAATCAAGAAGGGCGCGTTCGCGCGTTCCCTGAAGCGCAACGACGATGTTCACGTCCTGCTCAACCACGACTGGCAGCGCGACCTCGGCAGCACCAAGAAGGGCAACCTCGAGCTGACCGAGGACAACATCGGGCTTCGCGCCAAATGCACCATTTCCGACAAGGAAGTCATGGAGATGGCGAAGCGCGGTGATTTGGTGGGCTGGTCTTTCGGTTTCTACGACCGAGACGTGAAGAACGGCGTCGAGAACGGTATGCTCACCCGCGAGGTGAACGACCTAGACCTCGAAGAGGTTTCCATCCTCGACCGCTCCAAGGTGCCAGCCTACGACGGCACGCTCATCATGGCACGCAGCGAGGATTCCGAGAACGACATGTTTCTGTCGGAATCCTTCGACGGGGATGCCGAACCGCCCGAGACGCGGGATGACGGACAGCAGCAGGAACCGCAGCAAGAACCGCAGCAGGAAATCAATTACGACAAGTACAAGGCAATGATTGCCGAGATGAAGGAGGGCTAACATGCCGAAGATTTTCCACACCCGCTCCCTGAGGTACAAGAACCTCATGGAGCTGAAGAACGACAAGATTGAGAAGGCCGAGAAGATTCTCGCCGACGCCGAGGTGAACAAGCGCGAGCTTACCGAGGACGAGGCCGCAGAGCTTGCAGAGATTTGCGACGATGTGAAGCGCATCAAGGAAGCGCTCAAGATTGGCGACGAGCTTGACGATTCCAAGGACAAGCAGCCGAAGCAGGAGCCTGCGCCCGCTGGCGGCGAGCCGAAGCCGACTCAGGAGCAGCAGGAGCGCCGCGCCTTCGAGAACTACATCCGTGGCCGCATCGTTCACGAGCGTGCTGGCGAGCTGACCAAGACCGACAACGGTTCGGTCATCCCGACCACAATTGCCCAGCAGATTATCAAGAAGGTTTACGACATCTCTCCGATTCTTGAGAAGTCGCAGAAGTACAACGTCAAGGGCAAGCTCCAGATTCCGTACTACGACACCACGGACGGCGGCATCACCGTTGCTTACGCCGAGGAGTTCAAGCCGCTGACTTCCAGCAACGGCAAGTTCAAGAACATCGAGCTTGACGGCTTCCTCGCCGGTGCGCTTTCCAAGATTAGCAACTCGCTTATCAACAACAGCCAGTTCGACATCGTTTCCTTCGTGGTCAACCAGATGGCCGAGGATATCGCGCGTTTCATCGAGCACGAGCTGCTTATCGGCACGAGCGACAAGGTGACCGGCCTTTCCACCATGAAGAACAAGGTGACCGCAGCGGCTGCTAACGCTATCACCTCCGACGAGGTTGTGAAGCTGAAGGACAGCATCAAGGACGTTTACCAATCCAACGCAATTTGGATTATGTCCAGCAATACCCGCACCGCGCTCCGACTGCTGAAGGGTTCCGATGGCCACTACCTGCTTCAGGACGATATCACGTCCCCGTTCGGTTCCACGCTGCTCGGCAAGCCCGTGTACGTTTCCGACAACATGCCCGACATCGCTGGCGACAAGGCCGTCATCTACTACGGCGACATGACTGGCCTTGCCACTAAGTTCTCGGAGAACATCACGACGCAGGTTCTTCGCGAGAAGTACGCAGACGAGCACGCCACTGGCGTTGTCGCTTGGTTCGAGTTCGATTCCAAGGTGCAGGACGAGCAGAAACTTGCCGAGCTGGTGATGGCCAGTGCATAAGGCGCTGAAGTCCTTCAGCGGCGCAATCTCGATGCACGAGGGCGAGACGCGCGAGATTGACAACGACGAGCTGGTGGCCGACCTGCTGAAGGCGGGCTACATCGAAGAGGTCAAGCCAAAGCGCGGCAGGAGCACCAAGAAGTCTGGGGAGCCGAATCCCCAAGAGTAAGGGGGAAACGACATGAACCAGATTGCGAAAGTCTCGGAGGTCACTTCGACCGACCTCGCGGAATGCCTGCGAGTCGGCGAGGTGACTCCGTACGAGGACGGGTACCTCAGCACTCTAATTGGCGCGGCGACAGCCTATATGTGCAAGTACACGGGGCTTACGACCGCGCAGCTTGACGAGTCTCAGGACTTCGTCCCAGTGCTTTTGGTGCTTTGCCAAGACATGTACGACAACCGCGCGCTGTACGTTGACTCCGCGAACGTCAACCGCATGGTGCAGAGCATCCTCGACATGCACTCCGTCAACCTTCTCCCTTCGGTGATGCAAGATGATTAACGCTGGGAAGTACAAGCACCTCATCCAAATCGTCAAGCCGAAGGTATCGCACGACGCGGAGGGGTTCCCGACCACGATTGACGAGCCTGTGCTGGAAGCCTACGCGAGCGTGAGAACGACGAGAGGCTACACGCTCATCAAGAGCGGCACGAGCTTCGAAGCGGCAACGACTAACTTCACGATTCGCTACCCGCCTGAAACGAGAATTGACCGCGATATGGTCGTTCTGTTCGGCGGAAGGCGATACGAGATTCAATATCTCAATAACATCAACTACGCCAACGTAGAGCTTGAGATACAAGGAGCGGAGGTGACGCACTGATGGCAGCATTCGACGAACAGCTCCCGACCGAGCTTATGGAGCAGTTCGAGTTCCTCGACAAAAGCACCGACACGATGCTCAAGGAAATGACGCGCGAGGGGGCGAAGAAGGTCTTGGCGAACGTCAAGGCCAACGTCCCGTCGAGCTTCAGGAAGTCGGGCATCATGAAGTGTCTGAAGCTGACCCGCTCGTACAAGACGCCTTCCGATGACGGCGTTGCCACCAAGGTCGCGTTCTACGGCTACTTCACCAACGAGGACGGGACGAGAACGCCAGCGCCGCTGGTGTGCAACCTGTTCGAGTACGGGCGCAGCAACTCGCCGTACCCTCGGCACCCTTTCATGCGCCGCAGTTTCGTTAGCAGCGAAATCGAATCGGCGATGAAAAAGGTGCAGGACAAGTACCTGCCGAAGGGGTGAGCCGATGAACGATGAAATAGTCAAGATTTTCGACGGCT